TACGGAGTCTTCGACTGAAGGGCGACGAACTCCACTTGGCTCGAGGCATTGTAATTGAACATCCTCTGGGCGTCTTTCATTGCCCGAGTGTGACCCTTACAGTCATACGTTCCGTCTACGACGCCTTCCTCTCCGACAATCTGCACGAGCGGGATGTATTTCCCAAGCCAAGTGGTCGAATCGATGACCTTCTCGCCCGCGATAAGATGCCATTCGATCTTGTCGTCGATGATCTGGCGAGTACGAGTCAGGGGATCATTGAGGATGACCTCAGCGATCTCATCCGGCAGCTCGCTACGCCGAACGTTATGTCGGACGTCCTGATAGGAGAAATTAACCAATAAATCTTCTTGGGGCACTTTGCGGAAATACTCCGCGACCATGATGTGATTCTTCGGCAGCCATTCGCCGGCAGAGTTGCCGAAATCTCCCAGCGGCGCGTCGCCGACAAACTGACGCAGTTCCGGATATGCGGCATTAAACTCATCACGTGGGATGATGTCGAATATGACGGCCTTGCGGGCGTCCGATTTGTCGGGCAGCCGCGCATCCGGGTCCATCACGACGCTGAGGGGATCCCACACCGGCCGGATGCGGATCTCCTGATCCCACGAGTCATTCGAGGCCCATTCGGTCACGAGGCGCCACCAGCCCCAACCAGCGTCGACCTGAAATCGCTGGGCCCATTTATATACCGCCTGAGCATTGGATTTGTACTTGATGTGTTGGATGATCCACTTGAGGGCTTGGGCACTTTCGGCCGATGAGCCTCCTTTCGTCCCGCGAATCTTGACATCGGACTTGGCCTGAAGGGCCTGATTACGGATCATTAAATTATGCTGCCGCAGGACATTAATTGTCAGCGATGGCCGTTGATCGATGTCCCTCGAGGACCTGATGTTGTTCGGCCACTGATATCCGTTGTCCGAGTCTGCCCAGGCAAATTTCAAATCATCCACGAATCGCCGTTGGGCCTCACCGTACCATTCCTGACACATGTCGAGGAACGCCCGGGCTTCATTGGCGATGGGATCGCCTGTAAGATTGGCAACATCTTCGACCGAGCGATCCAACGTGGTGGAGAGCATTTTGGCGTAGCCCTATCTCATCCAGCCAAGGGACGATGACGCACTGCGAATGACATCCCTCAGGCGAGAGTTTTGCTCGAGTCGATCAATAGTCGATGTCAGCGGATCAGGTCGTGCCGTCGCCCCGGACTTAATCGCCATGTAGCGAAAGCTGGACGCGGCGGCTTCCGCCCAGGCAGGCTCATGACTCGGCTCTCGCGAGAATTGTCCATTTCGGACCTCGTAAGAATACTTGCGTAGGCCTTTCAGCCCATCCGCACAGTTCCGCTCATCGAACCAGCATCGTCGCATGAGCATCCGGGCCGCATTAATGCCGTCATTTAGGCTCAGCGCTGGCACAATCGCCACCTTTTCCGGATAATGCTGGCGGAAGATCTCCTCGATCGATTTCTTCGTCCCATAGGTCTTGGCTCGGGCGTCCTTTGGCAGATAATGCATGGCATAATTATACGGCCAGGATTGTAACATCTTTATGCCATCGGAGATGTCCTCGCCCTGCGATGTGACATATCGAATGATTCGGTGTTGCATCGCGATTCGCTGGAAAAACCAAGTCCCCGTCCCATCGGCTCGGCCTAGGTCCCATGCTGTCTCGACAGGCCATTCGGGATCCCAGTCACACGAGGTAATCCGCCCGTCTTCCTGTGCTCGGCGCAGTTCCTTCGCGTAGACCGAGCCCTCGAGGCTCTGCCTGCAATAGCCCTCCCAGACATGCAAATACAAATCCGGATCGCGTAAGCGATCTCGCTCGATTTCCGCAAGGTAATCCGCCGACAAGAACGGATTATCCCTGAATGTCGCCCGAATGACAATCGTATTCGTCGGATCGGCCTGGAGAACAAATCTCTTATACGTGTAATCGTCTTCTTCCTCGGGGTTGAAATTCATCCAGATTTCGCTGTTCGGTCGCCGAATCGTCGGAATCAGCACATTCCACGAATTCGAGGAGATCTTCACAGCCTCCTCCGCGACGACGAGTTCCACACCCTCGTATGATCTTATTCGGCCGACGTTGTTTTTAATTCCCTCGAACGAGAATGACGTCCCCTCCGTAGCCTCGCCCTTCCGCCCGAAAATATGATCCCGCTGGACCTCGTACAAATAATTCATCCCCATGTTGTCGACCTGATCAGCGATGAGCTTGTGAATTGACTCCGAGATCGAATTCTGCAATTCACGAACGCAGAGGACTCTCAGCGGCGGCTGCAGCGGATGTCCCGGCACAGCCCCCGTCCCCATAATAAGCGCCGCGCGGGCACATGCCCACGAGCGGCCCGCAGCTCGACCCCCGTAGAGGACCTTGAACCTCTTCGGCTCGAATAGGCGTTGGAACTTGTCTGGAAAGGAATATTTTAGTTGAGTTTCCATTTTTCATGTACCGTACATCGAAGGCCATTATGCATAAAGGGGTGGGGGACACCAGCCCCCCACCTAAAGAGTTGCGCCTTCGGCGCTTAGGTCATCTCGGCATTGGCCTTGATCTTGCCGGTGCCGTTATTCGAGTACAACATCGCGGCACTGCCCGCCGCAGGCACAGTCGTCGCGGTACACCCAACGAGGATGCCGTTGACGTTCGAGGCAGTCGAGGCCACGGTCGAGGCCGTTGCCAGGGTATTACACGCCCCCAACGTACCACCCGCAGTCGTGGTCTCCGTCGCAAACCCATTCGCATAGGTCATCGCCGGAGCCGATCGCATCACCACCGGGAACTGCACAAAGCAGGTCGCGACGGTCACGCTCTCGGCCTTGCACGCACCCGCAACCCAGATGGTCGCCGACTCGTCCAGCTCATAATAGTACCGATACTGGAGGACGCTTTCGACGGCCTGTGCCCGACGCAAGAAACTTGTGCACTGGATCTGCACATTCGACGTGTTATCGCACGAGAACCCAGTCGTGGCGTTCGCCGTCAGGGACGGATTCCGCAACAGCTGGATGCCCGAGAAATACACCGCATCGGTTGTCCCGGCAGTCCCAGTCGGCGTATAGCACAGCGCAACGCCGACTTCCGTCGCTGTCGCGGGAATCGCCGCGACGACAGCGTACCGACCGAGGGTCGACACGCCACCAAGCGAGATGAGCCCGGCTGAGGCGTTGGCCTGCCCGGTCCACCCCGAGCCACCACCGCCACCACCATTCAGACCAAAAGCCAGCTTCGCCGCACCATCGTTCGTCCCAGTCCCATAAATGACATACGCATTCATGTTAAAGGGCGCCGCAGGCGAAAAGTTCGCCCCGGTGAACGCATGAAAGTCCAGCTCGACAGTCGTACCAGCCATCGAAACGGCCAGATTCGACTCGACCTCCTGCGCCATGCACATCTGCACGACACCGGTCTGAGCCGCCGTTCGCTGCATCCGGAAGGTCTGCGAATAAGCCGCGGGCAGTGCCGCAGCAGTATTCGACTGCGAGACGGTCATCGCAGTGTTAGTCCCAGACCAATAAAACCACCGATCCGGACCACCGAACGTAGCAGTCGTCGTGACGCTCGATCCGGTTGTGCCTCTTTGCCAGAGGTTCGTCCCGGCATCGCCGCCGATGATAAAGTTCTCATTCGACGGCCGCGAGTTCATGAACGCATCGAGCTGCGACAGCGAAATCGCCTCCGACTGGGGCATCTGCCCAGAAGACAATTGCGTATCCGCTGGCAGCAATTCATTCCCCGTCAGGGGGATGGTCGAGGGGTACTGCGAGCCACCTGCCTGCGGCAGGCCATTCGTGAGGAATCCGCCCGCAAGGGCATACCCCCCGAATGCCAGACCGGCTGTGACCGCGATGGTCGCACCGGCCAATTTCAGCCGATCTTTAATCATTGTACTTTGCTCCTTTTCGACCCACAAAGGAAGATGAATGCTGGGTCATTTCATTCATCCAAAGAGTACGAAGCCCTTCGGGCTTCTCATTGCGAAACTGGCATTTGCTGGAGGATCCCTCCCCACAAAAAGGGCGTCGCCACGGCGGTTGTTGAGGTCAGATAGTCAATGTCCCAGAGCTGTCCGGGGGTTATCACTACCGAACCGGTGCCCGTCGCTACAAGATTTGCGCCCGTAATCGTACAAACCGGACCGCTTGCAGGCGCTACGCCATTAATATCCAGCGTAAACGTATCGCTCTGCACACCAGTCGGTGCGTTCTGCACCTCGCATTTCATCTGACTTCCAGCGAACTTGTAATAACCCGACGATATCTGGGCGGCAAAAAACTCCGTACCACTGTTGAACGATCCCGTAGCACCAAAAACAGCCGTATTGGGCGCGACATTCCCCCCAGAGTTCCCTCCGACGTAGGTCTGTGGATAGAAGGTCGTGCTAGTGCTGTTGTCGGTGATCGCCAACGTGCCAGTCCCACCGATGCCGACGCCAACATAGACATTATCCGCCCCTAGCGTCCAATCAGTTGCGCCGCTGTCGAACTGGACCGCCTGTCCGCCATGCAAGCCAGCGAATGAGTTCCCAGTAATAAGTCCAGATGTCAAAGCTGGATTGCTGTGAATCTGGATACCAATTCCTTGATTACCTGCTGGAGCAACAAATTGATTGCCACTTATGTTGATAGCGCCACTCGACGTACCCAGTGAATTTACATAAACACAGGCAAACGTATTTGCGCACTGTATGAGATTCCCCTGAACCGAGAGACCATTATGCATTCCCTCGATGTCGATCGCGTTGCCGCCCATGAAGCCGAACTGATTATCCGGTCCGACGACCAGCTGATCAAAATCCGTCTGGGTATTCGACGTATAGACCCCCGTCGTGTCGCCATCAAACTGACTGCCTCGAATTACAACCCCCTGAACGTGGTTATCAACCTCGACACCGTGCACGAGTTCGATAAAATTGCTGTTATCTACATTGTAAACAACACCGATCGAGCTAGAAGTACCAGTCAATTGGAGACCAATGCCGGCGATACTGCCAGCACCTGAGAAATCATCCCTCAACCAATTCACGAATGACCAGCTTATGATTTTGACTCCTGCAGTCCAGTAATGCGTCCCTGACGGAATATTGTAAGTCCAGTCACTACCCTTGAAGATACAATCAGTGATGTCGTTATTGAGCACATTTGCTGGATTCGCAATCGTAGCGGTCTGATTGAGCGTCAGACCAGAGCCCCCATTCGCTACTCCAGTGCTGAAGGTAATCATCCGAACATGGAACTCATTAGCTACGTTATTGCCAAGCAGGACCAAACCGCCAACACCATTCGGCCAATAGAAGACAGTCTCGCCCTTGCCAGCCCCGATCAACTTGAACGCCGCTGCCGCGTTCGGAAACGGACAAGTCACCTGTGAAAGAAATGTAAATTGTCCAGCGGACATATTGAGTGGCACACCGGCGAGCATCGCGTACGTACAGGCCGCCGTTAGGGCTGTCGCGTTGTTTGAGCTGGCCGTCGACATTC